GTACTATTTCCTTGAATTCGATTTGTATTTTATCTTTAATATCAGCTGATAAATTTGATTTCTCTAGACTTATACTAATAGGAGATTCTTCTCTATTAACAACAACCGCCTCATTAATAATATCATCTATTGCTTGATCACATTCGGGATATGTTGCCATTTCCCTATATTTTCTAATCAATTCTAATTCATTTTTGGCGTAACCCTCTAGATCTACATACGTTCCATACGCATTACCTGTAGGGCCAACTTCAAGTGCACCATCTTCTGGTTCTGGAAGTGCAAAAGATTTTTTATTCTTTTGATCTTTGTCAACTCTTCCTATAGAAAATCCAAATAATTCAACTGCCATACATTCTTCCTAATAGGTGAAATGGGAGCGGATTACCACTCCCATGTAAAACTTTTCTTTCATACTTAAATATATATCAACTAAATCCAACGTTACTTTGTCTAGATTTCCAATAACTAAATTCCCATGTTACACTAAATGTTTGGATATCATTAGTGTCCCATGATAAGGTAATTTCTCCTGAACTTGAAGGCCAAACATCAATAAATTCATAAGATTTAGTCGTTGCTGTTCCCACTTTCGAGAGTTGAGAAACTTTCATTGTTCCAGTATAACTGTTAATGGCTTCAAAACCAGCTTGTCTCTTGTTTGTTTTGTGTGAATTTAATCTTTCCATCCAACTTTCAATATGGTTTCGTATTTCCATTTTTTCATCATTATAAATTTCTGTAGTCAATGTAGCTGCGGCTCTATTACCTGGAATTTGTAAAGGTCTTCCCATATATGTAACTGTAGCGGCCTCAATAGTTGAAGCGGGGAATGTTACTCCCTTACACATGAACTTAAAATCTCCAATAGCGGTCATAGCTTCTGTTCCCTTACTGCCTGTAAGTTCACATTCGAATAAACTTCCTAATGCTCCGCCCTGTTTTAATTTTGAAGTAAAAGAATCAACATTAAAATTTGACATATTATTTCCTCCGAAAGCTAGATTAAGATGATGGGGAAGTCTTTTTTACAAGTACACCCTTCGGCAGCTTCCGTCTTCCCCCATCTGTATAGTATTATTTATATGACTTTATTATCAATTATCTTGCACCGATAATTTCTTCAAATTCTACTCCACTTCGTACTGCAACAAATTGTAATTGTATGAAGTTAATGGAACGTGATGGTTTCACGTAAATATCTCCACGAAATTCGTTTCGATCTACCACATCTCCAGTATTATTACTTTCATCACAGACAACTGCGAAATCTTGAATTCCACCTCTACCTTGAACATCTCTCAAGAAAGGTTCAACTGTTGCTACGAATCTACTTCGTGTAAATGCATCGTTGAATTCAAACAAGAAAGATTTGGCCATATTAGCAATTGATTTTTCTAAAAGAATAAACAATCGTCTTACGTTGATACGATCAAACGCAGAAGGTTTTGCTAATAGAGTTTTATCTCCAAAAAGAAGTATTCCACTTCCTGGCATTGCTGTAACAGGATTAACTCCATTCTTATAAAGTTCATCCCTTTGTGTTTTATTTGGATTATAAGGAAGTTTAATGCAATTTCTGATATTACCACGATCTAATCCAGCCGGTGACCAGAAAGGATCTCTTGATTCATCAGTAAATGCACAACATCCTGCGATATCACCATTTAATGGAATATATCGATAGACATCATTGTACTTATCGTACATATACTTCCACCCAGAATCCAAAACAGCATAAGAAGAACTGGGCATAGAATTTCTATGACCCACTACATCTGTAGTTTCACTTCCTGCGTTATTTACAACATGTGCTTGAAGTGGTGAAATAAAAGCTACACAATCTTTACGATATTCTGCAATGTTATTAATTGCGTGTATCTGAGTAGCAGCGTCTGCATCAGCAGTCATTAGAAGTGTTACATCAATTTCTTCAGTATTTTTGAATTTATCTAAACCTGTTTGAATATTACCGGCTGTCGAGGCTGAACCTGCGGCACCACCTGTCATACTTCCAGATACGATAATTCCTTTACCATTGAATGTTCCACTTGCTGCTCCACCCCATGCGGTTGTTGAAAGAGCGGCATCTACATCACCATCTGCATGATGATCCATCCATCGAATATACTTTGATCCTCTATTAACAAGGTCTTTGTAGTAAATACTTTGACCATCTTCACCTTTAGCTCCACCGGCAACTGATCCAGAATAAGTTTCTAGTACAGTATTATTTGCTCCCGCAAATTCTCCATCTTCGTCTACAACGACAACATGAATTTCATCTTGAGCTCCACTATTTCTTGCACAATGTGCTGAAGTAACTGGTTCACCATCAAATGAATCTGCATATTCCCATCTTCGTGACCAAGTGTTAGCCGAAGCGGCTGAAACAAAAGGTTCTGAAACTGTTAATACTGTATTACTTGTAATTGAAGAAACTTTTCGTTCTTCTTCAGTACCTACAAGTTTAATTAAATCACCTACAGTTACTTGAAGATCAAAAAATGTACTTGTTCCTGTAACAGTAACACCATTTGCACTTGCTGCACAAGTTCCAACCATTTGACCAACAGGTTCTTGGAATCCTGATCTCTTATGTCGAACCATTGATCCTGAACCAAGATCCGATCCGTGAGCACTACGTGCAACTACTGTTGTTGCATTTGTAATTGTTGCTATTACTAATACTTTAGTACCTAGTGTAATAGTATCTCCCACACTTAACTCTGTAGTAAATGCTGTACCTGAACCGGCAAGTGCACCACTTGATTCTGTCCATGCGGCTGTTCCTGTTAGAGCGGTATCTGTATTACTATTAAGTGTTCCATCACTATTTGTGTTTGCTTTAGTTGCGGCACACATGGAAACTCTTAAACTATTTCCAAGATCACCAACATATTTTGCTACAAACGGACCAAAGTCATCAGACTGTGTTCCACCCATATCTGGATCATAAGTATTTTCATAAGCTTCGTCATTTGCAATGTAAACAGTATTTGCTGCATCCATTGTAGCATTTTTTGCATCTGAGGTATTAGGTGTACGGACTACTTTAAGATTTCCCGAATATGCGAGATAACTTGCTGCAGTAAAAAATGTTTTATACGTAGCAGCGTCTGGTTTACCAAACGTACCCGACAATTCTGATTCATTTGATACTGTTGTTGCCCAATATGAAGGTCCCCACCTAAAAGGACCGGCGATTGCTCCCTCTGTCATAGAAATTTCAGGAACGACAGTCGTTAAATCTATTTCTTTGGTTACAACGCCCGGACTAATTGTAAAAGGCATCTTATCTCTCCTATATTAAATTGAAAGATTGGTTTCTTAAGGGTATTTTTACCATTGTACTGTTATTTATTATTTTGTAGTTCTCTAAAACCATAAATATTAAGAGTTCTCATAAATAATTCAAGGATTTAGATGGATAAGCTCACATTATTTAATACCAAAAAAATAAAAGACCGATTTCTTAAAAAGGTTGATCTATCAGAAACACATACTAAGTGTCACATCTGGCTTGCTTCAAAAAATAAAACAGGTCATGGTATGTTTTCTGTTATGGGGAAAACTATACCTGCTAGTAGATATTCCTTCATGATGTATAAAGGTGAAGTAGCAGACCATGAAGTAATAACACAAACTTGTTTTAATCCTTCTTGTGTAAATCCCGAACATCTTGAATTATCAGACAAAAGAAGATTAGGTAAAAGAATTTCTGTTAATCCAGCTCAATTAGAAACAGGTTCAATTAATTTCTTAGTAAGATTAAAGAAAGAAAGACCTGATTTAGTTGATAAAATTGAAGAGTTAATAAACGAAATTTATAATCCACCTACTGAAGTAAATTTTTCTGAGTTTGATCCATTCACTTATAAAGATTAGAATCAAATACTATATTAAATGATACACTAATCCTATCTTCTTGAGTATTATTCCTAGTAACATCATGCATAATCGGTGATCTAAAAATATACAAACTTCCTTCTTTATTGATTACATCAGCTGTTGGAGTAGTAAATGGTATATTATAACCTTGAGAATTGGGATAATTGTAATGATACATTGGATTATAGAGTCTCAATGTACCACAATCACCAGAAGGAATTTT